AGTTGGACAACGCCAACCGCGCCGCAAAACGCCTTAAAGCCACACACACAACGCAAACAGCGGCTCTTGAGGGCGTGCGGCGCGGCCTGCATGAAGCCGGGATCAACACCCGCAATCTGGCCAGCGAGAGCCGACGCCTGACCCGCGAGACCGAAGAACACAGCCGAGCGCTCGAACGCCAGACCCGCATTCAGGAACGCATGGCCCAGCATCGTGGTCGGCTGGCGTCGATTAATGAGCGCCTCGAGCGCAACCATTCCCGCCGTGCCAATATGCAAGGGCAAGCCTTCGGCGTTGCGGCTGCAGGCTACGGCCTCTCAAGGTTCTTCGGCGGCGCAGGCCAATCCCAATCGACCTTGGTTGATATCGGGATTACGGCGGATGTCGATAATGAGCAACTTGCGCGTCTTCGCGAAACCGTGGCGCGGATTGCCGCCGATACCTACCAGAAACGAGCTGGTGTGCTGGAGGCCCAACAGACGCTTGTTGCGGCAGGGCTTGATTTCGATATTTCGCGGCAATCGCTTCGACCCTTGAGTCTTGCCGCTACAGCGTCGAAGTCTGACGTTCGTGACATAACGCAATCGTCTATTGCGATTCTTAAGAACCTGAACCTACCCGTCGAAAAGCTCGCAGATGCCCTCGAAATTATGGCTGCTGGCGGCAAGGAAGGGCGGTTCGAGCTGCGCGATGCGGCAAAGTTTATGCCTGCACTTTCCGCAATCGGTGCACAGCAAAATTTTCAAGGCTTGGAGGGCATCGCAACGATCATCGCGGCGGGTCAAGTCACGCGGGACGCGGCGGGCAGCTCGGACGTTGGGGCGAATAACCTTCAGAACCTTTTGATCAAACTGACGTCACCGGAAACCATCGCCAACTTCGATAAGTTCGACGTCGATCTGATCAGCGAAATGAAAGCTGCCGATGAACGCGGCCAGAACCGTCTGGAGGCGGTTTTGGAATTGACGGCAGAAGTCACGAACGGCGAAGCTGAACTGGTACAGCAGCTCTTTCGCGATCAGCAAGCCTATCTTGCCGCTGCGCCCCTACTCAAAAGTTATAGCGAATTTCAACGCATCAAAGGCGTTTCACTCGCTTCCAATGGGCAATTGAACGAAGATTTCACACGCCGTGTCGCCGATGATCCAACGTTGCAATGGACCCGCTTTGGCGAGTCGATGAAAGACTTTCGCGACAAGATTGCCCTGCCTCTTCTGCCGGTCATCACAGACATGACGAACGCGGTCGGCCCGATGCTCGAACGCTTTGGCGCATGGGCGGCGGCGAACCCTGAACTCATTCGGCAGATCGGATGGATGATTGGCGGGTTGCTGACGATGAAGCTCGGGTTGCTGGCGGTCGGCTTTGCCGCAACGACGCTGCTGACGCCGCTGCTTTGGCTCGGCAAGGGTCTGACGCTGGCCCGCATGGGCCTGACGATGCTCGGATTGTCGGGCGGCGGGACGATTGGCGTGTTGGGACGGCTCGGCACCGCCTTTGGCAGCATGACTGGCCGCGTCGCCGGTTTCGGCTGGGCGTTTGGCAAAGGGCTGGTTGCGGATCTCGGCAAGGTCGGAGCCGTCATGGCCCGGTTTGGCGGGCCGATCCTGCGTGGCATCGTCGGCGGCGGCTTGGGTATCGTCAAACTCGGCCTGCGCGGCGTGGCGGCGGCGATGCTGGCCAATCCGGTCGGAGCGGTGGTTGCCGCATTAGCTGCGACGGCTTTTGTGCTTTGGGATAATTGGGAGAATGTTACCGGCTGGTTTGATGCCAAAACAGAGCGCGTAAAGTCGGCCTTTGGCGACGGATTTCTAAATGGCATGATCCAGCTGGTTCATGAATTCAATCCGTTCCGTATTCTTTGGGATACGCTGGACGGGCTGGTCGATTACTTGTTCGGCATTGATCTGGAAAGTTGGTTTTCCGGATTGACGTCGCAGATCTCCGATATGGTGAGTGGGCTGCGTGATTTGCTTGGCCTGCGCGATGCCGAAGACGAGCGCGCAGCACGCATCGCCGCCGCTGCCGATCGGCAAACGCAAATCGCCTTTGAACAATCGGACAAAGGCAAGGCCGCCAAAGCCGCCGTGGACGAATATCAGGCGCTCGATGCCCGTGGCCTTGTGCCTGCTGGTCCACTGCAAGTGGTGCCGGATTATCGTCAAAGTCTTGGCCAGAAGGCCAATGGTCTGCCAACCGTCGCCGGAATGCGCGCCATGCTTGGCATTGATGGCCAGCGCGCCGAGGGTGGCTCGGTTTGGTCCGGCGGTAGTTTCTTGGTCGGGGAACGCGGGCCGGAGATCATCCAAACCGGGCGCAGCGGTTTCGTGGTGCCGAGCGCGGCGACGATGGCACTGCTGGCCTCGCCTTTGGCGGCGGCGGCATCGACGCCGATCACCCAGCCTCCGGTACTGACCCTCGATACAAGGCCCGCTTTGACCAGCGCGGCACCGTCGCTCTCGGCGGAGGCCGGTTCCGGCGGCGTCGGGTCGGTGACTATTCAGGGCGATATCGTGATTCACGCCGCACCGGGTCAGGACGAACAAGGAATTGCCGAACAGGTTCGGGTGGAACTTCAGAAGATGATCGGCACCGCGCGCCGCACGGACACCGACCTGCATGACGGAGGCGAGTTGTTCGATGGATAGCACCAACATGATCGCGCTTGGCGACTATCGCTTCAGCCTGCCAACCGCTGCTTATCAACGTCTGCAGCGCCGCACCGAATTTCCGTGGACAGCTCAGCCCCGCCTTGGCCGCAAGCCTGCACGGCAAAAGGTCCGCGAGGGCGATGACCGGATCACGCTCAGCGGCGTGGTCTATCCGCATTTTCGCGGTGGCCTCGGCCAGATCGACGCCATGCGCGGGCAGGCCGGTCGGGATGAACCGCTATCGCTGGTCATGGGCACCGGCAGGGTGATGGGGCTTTGGGTCATTCTCAAAATCCACGAGACACAGGCCGAGTTCTTCGCTGATGGCGCACCGCGCCGCCAAAACTTCCGGCTCGAGCTGGGCATCTATGGCGAGGACGCGGCATGAGCCGGTTCGTCAAAACCCAGCAAAACGACAGCGTCGATCTGATCGCCTATCGCCATTACGGCGAGCGAGCCGGTTCCGTCGAGGCGTTGCTGGAGGCCAACCGGCATTTGGGCGCACAAGGCGCGGTTTTGCCGCTCGGCCTCGATGTCTTGTTGCCAGACCTAGGACCGGCCACCGAACCGCGCCTGTCGCTCTGGAACGCGCCATGATCCCGATTTTAGACCTGACCATTTCCAGCGGTCCCGCCAGCGCTGTCGTGCGAGATCGCCTGCTCGAGTTGACCGTAACCGACGAGCCGGGAACCAAGGCCGATACGCTGGAAATGCGCTTCGATAACCGCAAGCCGCGTCTGGAAATCCCGGCGAAAAATGTCGAGATCAAAGTCGGCTTGGGATTTTCCGCCGCGTATCCGCTGGGCACCTTTGCCGTCGATTTCATTGGCGCGAACGGCGACCCGACCACGCTGACGATCCGCGCCAAGGCCGTCTCGATGACGGCAGGCCTGAAAGAACCCAAGACCCGCTCCTGGCTAAATACAACTCTGGGCGCGGTTCTGTCTGAAATCGCAACCGAGCACGGACTGGTTCCGGCCATCGCGCCAAGGCTGGCGGCGCAGCCCTTTGAGACGGTTAGCCAAGTCTCGGAATCCGACCTTAATCTGATCACCCGTTTGGCCAAGCGCCACGGTGCCATAGGCAAACCAAAAGACGGCCAGCTGCTGTTTCATCATCGGGGCCGCGCCTCCGAGGCGCGCGATGCCGCGCCGGTGATCGATCTGCAGGCGTCCGATTTCGACGGCAAGTGGAGCTGGACCAGCGATGACCGGCCTGCCTTTTCGCGGGTCAGGGCATGGTATCGCGATTTCGATGCCGGAGAGCGCAAACGCATCTCGGTGGGCAGCGGTTCGCCGTCAATTGAACTGCGCGAGACTTTCATCAATGAGGCCACGGCGCGCTCTGCCGCCGAAGCACGGCTGAACGCGGGCGTGCGCCTTTCTGGCAATCTGAGCGGCAGCTTACCTCGCGGTGACGCGCGTTTGCGCGCGGAAGGCCGGATCAATGTCAGCGGCTTGATGCCCGAAGTCGACGGCCTCTGGTCGATCACCCGCACCGCGCATCGCTATTCGAAATCCGGTTTTCTGACGACGCTAGAAGCCGAAGTCGCATTGGAGGGCTGAATGGAACAACTTCAAATCCGCGCGCATCAAACCATTCGCCTTGGCCTGAACTTTGGCGAAGCAATGACCGGCCACATCCTCTCGATGCCAACGCTGTTCAAGATCAACGCGGCCACGATCCAATGGCTGGACGAGGCGACCGGCGAAGCCGAGCTGCTGATTGCAAGCACCGAGACCGCCAAGTGGCCGCTCAAATCGCGGCACCATCTCAGCATCGCGACCACCGCGCCGAATGGCGATGTCGAGGTCTGGGGCACCATCGAATTCAAGGTGATCTCATGAGCTTCGAAATCGTCCATCACACCCGAACTCTGACGGTCACTCATGAAGACCGCAAAGTCGAAATCACCCATCGCGAACCGGCGAAGCTGACGCTCTCCCGCGTCGGTCTTCAGGGGCCACCGGGTCGCGATTCTCTCGCCGACGCCCCCAATTTCCTCCTCAACGTAAGGGCTGTTCTAACATGACTTCCGCCATAAAACTCAATTCCGCTCTGGTCGAGCTGGCCACCTATGCCAAAGCGACCCGGACCAATCAGGGCCTTCTGGCCAACCTGACCACGACAGACAAAAACTCGCTGGTCGCCGCGCTCAATGAAGTGGTGGGCAGTCTTGCCGCTGTCGCTGCTTCGGTCGGCGCACAGATCGCCGATGGCGTGATTGCGCCTGATCAGGTGTGGTCATCGAGCAAAACGGCCAACGAACTCACCGCTGTCAGCGCAGCAGCGGCGCAGGCCGTGGCCGATCTAATTAACGGTGCCCCCGAAGCTGCCGATACGCTCATCGAGCTAAACAACCTCATCACCCAGAACGAAGGCGTCATCACCACGCTGGTGAATGGACAGGCGAAACGTGTTGCCGTCGATACGGCCCAAACCTTCACACCAGAAGAGCAGGCACAGGCGCGCACGAACATGGATGCCGCCTCTGCCACGGTGCTTGGCGATATGACGATTGA